TTTTTTTTAATTTTTTTTAAAGTATGAAAAGTCATACTTTTTGTTTTAAGTAAAGTATGAAAAGTCATACTTCATAGTTTCCAGGTAAAAACTCCCCCAATTTGAATTGCTATTTTTCCACCTTATATATTGAAGAGAAACAAACAAACCTGGAGATGAAATATTTTCAAATATAAAAATTTCAAACATGTCACTTGCTTCACATGCGCAAACTGTGGAGAAAGAAAAGAAATCCTACATGATCAACATCATGGGGAAATCTTCTGTGTGAAATGTGGGTTTGTATTATCTTCAGTAAGAAAATAATACAAAAAAAATTAAGTTCGGGTATCTTGTAAAGGAAATTTTGGTTGTTTAAAAAATTGTGTTCGGTTGTATTCTTTCATTTAAGTCGATTCATTAAGTCATTTAAAGTATTTCATATATTCTCCTTGATATTTTTTTAAGTTTTAGTCATAGAGGGAAAAAAACACGTGAAATATGGATTCTTTAAGGTTTTAAAGTGAGTTTTCTCTTCAAAAACTGCTGAGATATAATCTCCGAAAAAATGGTGTAATAATCTAAAAGACAAAAAATTCTGCGTTTAAAAGGGTAAGAACATTTAAAAAAAAAAGAGGGAAAATTTTATTTTTTTTGGGCTAAGGGTTTTTATAGAATTTATTTTTTCCTCTTTTTTTCCTCCTTTTAAAATCAAATGTAGGTAAAAAAAAATGAATCTAATGTATTTTTTTCACTTCCATAAAAAAAATGAGAATTTATATTTTTTCTAATGTGGGTTTAAATCCCACTACCTACACTTAATGCTGGTTTACGAATAAGTACGCTTTTCATATTTTTTTAACCTCATTTAAATAAGAAAATTTTTAGAGGGGTGCAAATCCCCTCACCAGCAATTCTTATTTTAAAAAAAATTTCATATTTTGGTGAATAAATAATGTCAGAAATAAAAAGTTTCAAAAAATATAGTTGGTTAATCACAGCTATTTTTGCAATAATAACATTAATAAGTGGATTAACCATTAATGATTTGAGTTTCCTACCTGTTGAATACCAAGCAAAAGCAGTTGGTATCATAGGAGCATGTGCATTAATAATCAAAGTAATTCCTGAAAACTACAGGGTAAAAATTGCAGAATTATTAATCCTCCAAGAAGATCAACCAGAAAGCATTACTGGTGATGGGGATGAGCAATAAAGAATGCTTCAGAGAAGAACAACTGCAAGGTCAATCACGTAAAATAGCTGAACTTGAAGCAAGAGCAGACTATAAAGACAAAAGAATTGATGAAATTAAAGAAGAAATGCATGAACTAAAAGAATCAATTGAATCACTTGACAAATCAATCACGAATTTCATACTGAAAAGCGTGAAAGATGACAATGATTTGAAAGAGTATATCAATAAACTTGAAAATAGAGTGACAAGTCTTGAATCAAGACAAGACACAATCTATAAACTGTTAGTTGCAGTTCCAGCGATAGTGTCACTTGTTGGTATATTAGTAGTTGCAGTTCAATTCACGCATTAAAAAGGTGAGAATTATGTCAACAATACCTGCATTAATATTAAAAGACCCAATTTGGGAACAACAAGAAGAGGAACAAAATAAACAATACTTCTTTGCAGGTTTATTCATAAGATGTGATGATACTGTTGAAGAGTTTTATCATAGAATGGACATGGAATACACATCTAATGGGAAGGAAGGTTTTCTTAAATATGCTCCATATTCATTAACTTATTTCAGAACATTATGTACTCAGCATAAATGGATTGAAAGAAGAGTTGCTTTTCAGAAACATCGTGATGAAAAATTGTTTGCTGAGATGGATGAGATAGATCGTGAAAGTAAACTTGAAATTTTCAAGTATGAGAATGAAGCTGAGCTTCGTATTTGGCGTAGGCTGAGTCTTGCTGAGTTGACTCCCGCAGGTATGGAACATTTGGCTAAGGCGGGTAAGTTGACTAAAGATTCAAAGAATCGTGATTTGGGTAAACCTAAAGATATTACTAAAATTGATGCAGATATTGAGGCTGATGTTGAAGGCAGCATTAGTGAGCAAAATATTTTCAAGTATTCTGATGAGGAGATGCAACGTATCCAAAATATCAGTAATGACAATGAAGATTTCTTAGATGAATTATGAAAATTGATTACACTAAACTATCACTTAGTCAAGAAGACTGGCAGATTATCCATGATAGTATTGAGAATAATCCATTCATACCAATCAAACCATACCCAAAGCAACTTTACGCTATATGTGACAAGTCAAAAAGAAAACTTATTGGTGGAAGTGCATATAGTGGTAAGTCAATACTAGGTGCAGTTCTAGGATTGCAACACTTCAAAGCAAAAAACTACCGTTGCCTAATTTTAAGATCTACCTATGACAACGTAACAGCAACAGGTGGTATAGTAGATTACATCAATGAATGGACAAGTGAATTTCCAAATGTGGAACATAATCAATCCAAAAGAGTATTCATCAACCATGACAGTAATGCAAAAATCTATTACTCCTACATGAACCTCATCAAAGACAAAGAAAAATTCAAGTCACGTGCATATCATCGTATAATTGTTGATGAGGCAAGTGAACTATACAAAGTAAACCTTCAGTTCCTCAACAGATCACTAAGAGGAACAAAAGGACTAATGAATTTTCCACTAGCAATATATTACATCAGTAACCCTGCCGATGATACTATTGTCGATGGAACACAATACTTACGTGAATATTTTGTAAATGGTCCATTCCCTTATTTTGAAATGAATTTCTGGGATAATCCCTACATTGACAAATACGATTACCTAGAAAGCTTAAGACAATTAAGCAAAGCAGATTATCAATTCCAAATAGGTAACTGGGATTATGAAATCAAAGCAGGAGATGTCTTCGACCATGATATGATAGATACACACACTATCAGTAAACAAGAGTATGATGAACTGTTAACTGAATGGGAATTATTGCAGCAAGTCATCACATGGGATATAGCTGCAACTGAAAAGAAAACTTCGGATTACACCGCATACAGCCTTGACACAGTATTCAAAAACAAAATAGGTGCAGTCTATAATCAAGACTCCACAAAGAAAAGTCCTGGAAAACTTGAAAATTACATGATGAGAATCATGGACAAACATTATGATCATGAAAACTGGATTGAACAACAACCAGCAGCAGCAGGAAAAATTGTGAAAAACTACTGGCAAGGAGTGTTCAAAGATTACCATCCAAAATTCATACCTGTGCCTAAATCCAAATTAATCAGAGCGTCAAGAATGGTGCAAGGAATGAACAAAGGAAAAATCCTATTTGTCAAAGGCAAATGGTTAAAAATGTTTAAAAAACAAGCAGTGAAATTTCCAACGGAAAAAGTAATTGCAAATGATGAATCAACTCACGATGACAGAGTGGACAGTGTAACACTATTACACGAAGGATTGTACCCACAGATAAGTGGAGCAGTCTTAAGAAAACGTAAAAGGTGGCAATAAAATTGGTATTAGTTGTTTCAAGTAACACACTTCAAGACAGTATTATCAAAAGTGTGTTGAATGAATATGAAATAAAAAGTCAGGAAATAAGTCCTGAAGACTTTGATTATAACGGAGAGGTCCTTGAACCTCCATATGATGTAACAGTATTGAAAACATTAAGAGAATCTTCAGGATTGCATGACATTTGCATAAGAACCAAATGTGAAGATGCAATCTACAGTGGTAAAAAGATTGTAAGTAAAAACGGACAAGACATACCACCTGAATTGGAAGAGTTTCTTGAAAACTTCCTAACAGATGAGGAATGTGAAAGTTTCCTAAACGATTTAGAAACTTATGCATTTGCAGGTTTGGAAATACTTAGAGATGACACATTACAATTCAAAGGAATAAATCACGTACCTTCATTATACCTCAGAATGTGTGAAGATAAAGACAAGGTAATTCAGAAAATTGGCACACATTACACTTACTTCAAAGTTTATGACCCAGACAATAAGAATAATCTGAATAAAGTGACTGGAAGATGGAATGAAAACATTGATTCAGATACTGTTGCTAATGAGTTACTTTGGTTCAACAGTAAATCAGACCAGTCAAGAGTGTATGGTGAACCAGCTTATTTATCTGAAGTGGATGCTATTCTTACTGATAATGCTATTGTTGAATATCAACTTGGACACTTCAAATCAAAAGGAGTTCCAAATTATATTATCACAATCACAGGTAACATTGATGAGACGGAAGATTACACTACTGAAGATTTTGAAGATGATCTGAAAAAAGAATTTGGTGAAATCACAAATGAACCTGGAACTGCATTAGTGTTATGCATTCCATCAACTGAAAATAATCTTCAAGTGAATGTTCACAAAATCGGTGAGGAAATGAAGGAAGGAAGCTTCCTTGAATTATCAGAATCCAACGCCGACAGAATTTACCGTATTCACAAAGTGCCACGTGAACGATTAGGTGAGGGAAAATCTTCAGGAATTGCAAGTAATCGTACTGAAATGTTACTCAAAACTTATTCAAAATCTACTGTGGGCAAACTCCAAAAAAGAATGGCAAGTTACATCAACAATACAATTATCAAATATGAGTTTGAAAGCAATGATCATAAATTGCAATACTTGCCAGCAAACTTTGATGAGGAAGAGGCATTACTTGACAGAGGTTTGAAACTCCTACAAAATGGTGCAATGACCTTAGGTGAATTCATCAACAGATTTGGTGAACCTTTTGAATTGCACATGGATGAAAACGATGAGTTGTTCAATGTACGGTTCATGAATAATCAGGAATTGAAAAATGTAATCTTTGGAGATAATGCTCCTAATACTGAAGAGCAATTGCAGGATATGATTAACAATTTACAGGAAGAAATGAATGTACACTAAACAACAGCAATTGGAATATCTTACAAAAATACAACACCTGCAACAAGCAGTTGTAATCAAAGATGATATTCACTTAACCTATAAAACAAGAAATAGGAATGAAGCAGTGTTTCGAGCGCATAACTTACAGGATAAAATCATTGATACTGTAATTGATGAAACCATCTTTGGGAATACTTCCACAGTTGAAGTGACCAATACTGTTAATGACCTTATGAGTGAAGCATTAACAAAAGAAAAGAAAAGAATCAATAAAACTGATAGCAGATATGTTGATGCAGCAGTGAACAATCACACTACCAGATATTCTGAAATTTTAACTAACAGAATCAATATTGAAGCTGCAAAACTTGAAGCGAAAATTGAATCTGAAATTGCTAGTGGAATTCATAGTGACTTATCTGAAGAGCAGTTAAGACAAGAGTTAAAAGCAAAGTATGGTGAAACTGGTAAGAAAAGAATACGTAACATCATACAGGATGCAGTTCACAGTCAAGAATGCAACTTAAGTTTCATTCAAGCATTAACTGAAGATTACAGATACAAAATATGGTGTAACGGTAACAAAAGAGGCAATACAAGAGCATGGCACATTGCAAAAAATATAGATCCAGTTCCTATTGATGAAATGTTCACCATCAACGGACCTTATGGAATCAAGCAATCAATGTATCCTGGTGACTTAAACAGTGGTGCAGAAAATGTTGCCAATTGTAAATGCTATCTCAGATACACTAACATCAGACCAGATGGTTTAAAGCAAACCACCTTCAATATTCCTACTGAATCCTACATGAGAAACAATAATGATGACACATTCACATTCAAAATCAAGCAAGGTTTCAGTAATGCTCAAAATAGAGTATCATCAGTTATAGCAGATACTCAAAATAGATTGAAAACAAAAGTTTCTGATGTGACATCATCAATCAAAAGAAGATTCAAATTCTGGTGAAAATTGTTCTAATTTTCCACCTTATATATTGAAGAGAACCTAAACATACTCAGGTGATTTTAATTTCTAGTGTTCGGAATAACAGATAGACTTGCTTTAACTATTGTGATTTTTTATTAAGTTCGCGTTTCATAACTTTTCTTATAAATTTTCAAATTTCTTGGTTCTCTTCATTTTATCACTCTCTAATTTTTATACAAATACCTATTTTTTTAATGTTTATTAATCCCAAAAAATGGGGTGATTAATAGTGATTGTTAAAGGTCCAGTACTAGTTCCAGACATTCCAGATAGATCTGGAGATGTACTCGATGAAAAAACAATTAGAAAAGCATTACTCATCATTGCAAGACAACATGTCCTAATGGATGTGCAACATTCATTAATGAATGTGGGTAATCTCCTTGAATTATATGTTACTGACACTCCGATGAAATGGGGTGGAGCAACATTACCCAAAGGAACATTATTTGCTTCAGTTGAAGTCTTGAAAGAGGATATTCAACAAGCAATACGTGATGGGAAATACACTGGTTTCAGCATATTGGCAGCACCAGTGAAAACAGTAAATGAAATGGATAGGGGGTTGCATTAAATTGAGTAATAGATTGAAGTTTAAAGATGTTGATGATTGGACACCATCCAGTATTAGTATTGTAGATGAACCATTTCATCCACTCTGCAAATTTGAAGTTTATGAAAACGATGATGAGTTTATTGCAAAATCAATTGAAATTCAAAATGAAGGTGAAATAATGGTAGATAAAACTCCAGATATAAGTGAACCTGAACAAATGGTTTCAGGTCCAGTAAGTTTTTTCAAAGACCTCTTGAACAGGAATGTTGCTAAGTCAGATGAAATACCCCCTCAGCCTACTAAAAAAGAAGAGGAAGATGAGGAAATTACCAATGCTGACATTATGAAAGCAATAAAATCTTTTGATGAAAGATTATCTAAACTTGAAAAACAAGAAGATAATGATCCTGAGGAAGAGGACAAGAAAAAACAAGGTGAACCTGTCAAAGATGCTATTCAAAAAAGTGAAGGTGAAACTGGAGAAGAAACTGAAACTGATGAACCATCAGATGATGATGAGGAAGAGTCAGTTGATGATCAGAAAGTCATCACTAAAAGTGTTGACCCAGACATGGCAAGGTCTTCTCAAATCGAATCAGAGAAAAACTTCTGCCAAAGAATGGGTAGAAACGAAAACGGAATGTCCTGGTAAAAAAAAATTTATTTTTTTTGTTTTATTTGTGTTAGTCGAATACCCCTAATTTTAATCAAAAAAGAATTAAGGTGTACAATAATATGTCAATGAAAGCTGTAGCTTCCCACTTACAGGAAAAAGTAATGGGTGGGGAAAACTTCACTATCAAATTTGTTGATATTGGTAGTGGATCTAAAAAATTAAATGAAGGTGTTGTGCAAGCAGAAAAATCAGATAAATTCATGCAAGCATTATCTGAAGCAACTACTTTCTTAGATAAAATCAAAATAATTCCTTCCACTAACCATAAAAGAGAATTAGACATTATGGGAATGGAAATTGAACTTGAAGCTGGTAGATTAAACGGTGAACCTCAAACCTTATCTAACAGTCAAGGTGCAGATTTCCTTAACAGAAAATTCGATGCAGAAGAGTTAAGAGCATTAACTGGTATTCATAAAACTGCATTAAAAGAAAACATTGAAGGAAAAGCATTCATGAATACTCTCACTTCCGAATTCGGTAAAGCTAACGGAAGAGCATTAGAAAGAGTATTAATTTACGGTAACAAAGACTCTGAAGAGGAAAATGTTCCTACTGGTTACCTTGTAATCGATGGTATCCTCAAAACTGCTGAAGATGACAGCAAAGCAATTTCCAACTTGGAATTTGACTTAACCTCAAATGACATTATCGGTGAATTCAGAAAAATTATCGATCAATTCCCTGACAAATACAAAGAACCTGGAAACGTTGTAATGTTTGTTCCAAATTCAGTTAGAAGAGCATTAAGAAGAGAATTAACTGACAACCATGACAAATACGGTGACATCTATGAGATTACTAAAGATGGTGATCTTTTATTAGAAGATGTTTACATTTTCAGTGTTCCTGCATTCAGTACTCCTAAAAACGGTTACACTGAAAAACCTATTGTAGTTGCAACCAAAGAAAACATTCAATGGTTATCTGACCCAGACAACATTGAAGTTGAAGCTCAATACAGATTAAGAGCTAACAGTTGGGATATTGCTTCCACCATTTATGCGGATATCAATTATGCATTATCTGATGCAATAATGACTGGAACAGTAAAGGAAGCATAAGTCCTTCAGATGATGACCAAGAGGATGAAACCACCTCTACTGTGAATATTGCTGTAAGTGTCAGTGACAAAACAACTGAAGAAGGAATTCAAGGTGTAAGTGTTACTATAACTGATACAACTGATAATACAAGCACATTCACAGGAACAACTGGTCCAGCTGGAGGATGCAACTTAAAAGATGTACCTGTCGGTACTTATGATGTAACTGCAACTAAAGAAGGTTACACTACTTACGAAGATGAAATCACAGTAACTGCTGAAACTTCAACACTTGCAATTACAATGGAAGAGGAATAAAACTTTTTTTTTATTCCTTAATTTTTTTTTAAATGGAGAGTCAAACAATGTCTTACTGTACAGTTGATGATGTCATAAAAATGGCTGGTGTAAAACCAGGAAAAATGGGTAAACAATACAAAGAGGATGAAGAAAAATTCAACAAACTCATTGGAGATTGGATTGCTCAAGCTGAAAGTCTTATCAACGGATACTGTAGGAGAAACTGGTACGATAAAGTAGACGAATACGCAAACATTATAGAAGTAACAGTTCCAGATGCAGTAAGAAATGTTACAATAAGATTAGTAAGCAACATGATTGCATTCAATTATGCAAGGAAAGAAAACCCAATCAAGAAAGTTAATGACTTTTCAATGACTATTTTTTCAAGTGAAATATTCACCGATGACCTTAAAGAAGATTTAAAACCATTCCGTAAATCTTCCAAAAGTTTAGTATTCAAAATATAATGGGAAGTGGATCCTTATGGTGAAAGTCCAGCTTAGACTGAAAAAAGAATTACGAATGGGAGACACTGGAGAAAAATTCAAAACAGAACTCCTAGATGATGTCTCTGAAGAAGGTATTCTACATATGGAATCAGTAACACCTAAAGGGTACTCTCACAGGTTAGCTAATCAATACCGAATCACTGAAAAAACAGATTCCAGCAGAACAATCACTAACAGTAGTAAATATGGTGTTTATGTGAATGAGGGTACAGGAGTCTATGGTAGAGGTTCACCAATTGTTCCTATTAGAGCTAACTTCTTACACTTTTGGGTTGGTGGTGCTCCTCATGCAGGTGCTGAAGTATTTGCAAAATCTGTTAGAGGTCAAAAAGGTCAACACTTCGTTGAAAAAGGAGCTAAAGACATTGCTAATTCAGTTGAAAAAATTGCTCCAATAGTAGCAAGGAGAGTGTTAGGATGAATATTGTTGAAGGACCTGCAAAGGTCACACAATTAATCAAAGATTGTATACATGCAGAAATGGTTGAAGATGGGCTTCTTGAAGAAGTAGTTTCATTTATACCATCATATCAATTTGATGATGAAATCGAAGAACCATTCATTGGTTTATGGGAACAGGAAACAAGACCTGTTGTTGACGGAACATTATCTCATAAAATTGAATTTCAAACTCCATTTGAGTTTATCTGTGTAGTTTATGATGAAGATGATATGGAACAATCAGAGATTAAAGGAAAAAAATTAGCTTGTAAAGTAGCAGCAAGTATTGCAAAACATTTCACTAGACAAGTTGATGGTGAAGCAATACCTGTTAAAAAACCAGTTTTTGAAATATTAAACACCGTTGGAACTGTTGATATTGTGGATAAATCTGATAGAGCTGTTGCTACAAGTATACGAATCAGTATTAATTATTACGTTGATTGGATGATTTGTTATAAAAACCAAAATATAGGTGAGTAAAATTGGTAGATAGAGGATTTGGATTAGAATTAGAAGATGACTATGGGGAAATAGTTGCAAAATCAGCTTTTGAACCTGATTTCTGGGTAGAAGCCGATTCTGTAGATTTCAAATTAAACGATGAAGCTATCACAAAAAGTGGTACTTCAAGAATGGATAAAAGAGCAAGAGCAGGAATCATGAAACCTACTGGTTCCACTCAATTAGATGCAGACATGGAAAAACTTGCATGGTTCTTCAGATTATTCCTAGATGAATATCAATACACTGCAGGAGGATCTTCTGCTCAAGTTCACACCCACGAATTTTGGGGGGGAGAAAACAAAGAGTTAGCCTCCGCAAGAATCAAAGCCGTCTATGACATGCTTGTAAAATACATTTACGGAGCAATGGAAGAAGGATTAAGCATTGAAGTATCCGATGATAGCGTAAGTATCAGTAACGATTGGATTTATTCAACTGAGAAAGCAGGTATCATCGGAAGTGCTGGTGAAACATTCACCAGGCCAGATGAACTTGAAGAGAACATTTTCTTAATGTTCTACGATGTAAGCTTAAAACTCAACAACAAAGCCCTTGATGGTGTAAGTACTGCATTAAGTTATGAGGGTAAAAACAACTTTGATGTTGATGGAACCATTGGTTTAGGTTCAAGATACCCTCAAAAAAGAGCGTTAGCAGGAAAAAGGGAAAACACTTTATCAATCACTACAAGTTTAACTTCAGATACAGTTAGAAGCATTCTTGACGCTGAATATGGGGAAGTAGGAGCATTAGAACCATCATCTTGTAAACTCTTACAAATTCCATTAGAAGTGAACATTGCATTATGTGAAGACGCACAAATTTCCTGTAAAATAATCTTCCCTAAATGTACACTCAATGTTGAGTATGATATGAGTGGTGCAGATGCAATTGAAGTAACAATGAACCTCGCAACATTAGGTTCTGGTGAAGTTACCCTTGCAGACAACAGTAAAAAAACAACTGACATGTACGTTAAACTCATAAATTACCAAACTGAAATAGCACCAAAGGGAGATTAAACACCAGTAACTCTGTTAATACTTTAAGTGCAGGTAGTATTCCAAAAATGAATACTACCATAAACACTGAAACTGTTACTGGTGAAGAAGAAGAAAACAATAAAGAAGAGGATATAAAGGAGGAATCATAAGATGGTATTATCAAAATCAGATATTATAAATGGAACAAGCAGTTATGAATCTGTTGAAATCAAATGTAGGAATGATACAATCAATGTAAGACCATTAAGTGTAGGTGAACTACACCAAATCCAAGAAATGAAAGATAAAGCTCTTGGAGATTACATTGCAAATCAAAAAGGAGCTTCAAGAAAAAGAGTAAAAGAATCATTAGAAGCTCAAGCAAAAATCAATGTAGGAAAACAAACAATAGCATCCCATAAAGCAGATGTTAAAACCGTTCTTTGGGGTCTTGACAATGAAGGCAACCCTGAAAATTTCACTGAAGAAGACATTAAAAGAATGGACTCTCTTGTTTTTGAAGAAATATTAGCACATGTTAAAAGAATTTCACATATGGAAGATGAAGATGTGGAAAAAGATGTAGACAACTTTCCTGAAGACGAATGAAAGCAAACAAATTATATGGCTTGATTACTGCGGTTATCACTTAGCAGACAGTATTCAAGATTTAACATTAGTACAAGAAATATTCATTACAAAAGGAAGATTAAACCTACATCAAGAAATGAATAAAGTCAAATAACTATTTTTTTTATTATATTCACGATTATAGGAGGTGAATTTTGTGGTATCCAAACAAACAATACAAGTACTGATTGAAGCAGAAGAAAACGTATCCAAAGTTGCCAAAAAAGCTGAAGATGCAATAAAGAAAATGGGTAACGCAGGACAAAACGGATTATCAAAACTAAACAGTATTACAAGTAAAGTACAATCCGGATTCAGCAAGTTAAGCACATGGGTTAACACTGCAAGAGACAAATTCAATGCGTTCACATCCAGTAGCAACAAATTAGGAATGATAAAATCAACTATTACTGGTGCTGCAGGAAGTTTCGGTCAATTAATTAATAACAGTAATCTTGCTTCATCTGCAATGGAAAAGCTCAAATCAGTATCCGATGGAATACAAGCAAAATTCACAAGTTTACAAAATAAAATTACAGGTTTTGGGTCAAGTGTTAAATCATCATTAACCAATGCATTCAATGTCAACAATATCAAATCAAAATTAACAAGTCTTGGAAGCAGTATTGATAATCTTAAAATGAAATTAAAAAGCCTAGCAGCCGAAGCTAAAAAAACAGGTGGAAATGGGGGATTAGGATTTCTTAAAAATGCTGCAAGTATGACTGTTGGAATGTTGGGGTATGATCTTGTAGGAAGTGTAATGGAAACCGCAAGAGCAAGCCTAAATGCAAGGTCAAGTATGCAAGCATTCGCTTCAAGACTAAAAATGAATGGTTCTGAAGTAGCAGCATATCAAAAAAGTTTAGATGGTCTTCAAGGTAGTTTTAAGAAGATTGATATGGATGTTGTAGGTCAACAAGCAACAGACATGGCCTACAGACTAGGATTACCTAAACAATCATTAACCGAATTAACCGAAACAACAGCAATCTTCACCGATGCAATGCAAAGAAACGGAAGAAGTGCTGAAGATTCCATGTTAGCAATGTCTGATGCAATGGACGGTCAATTCGTAAGATTAAAAGAAATCGGTATCGGTCAAGATGACCTCATGAAAAACGGTTGGAGCGGTGATATTAACGATAAAACCGGATTGCTTAAAGCAATGAACAAAGCATTAAAAGACCAACATTACGATGACCTTGCTAAAAGTGTAGATACATTAGACGATGCATGGCAAGTATTATCAGTTACATTAGGAAATCTTGTTGAAGCTATACTCGTACCATTAACTCCAGTGATTGTAGGAATTGTATCTGCTTTAACTGATGCTGTTGATGGAATCAAAGGATTCATAAGTATGATCCAAACTGGTTTCAGTGGTTTACCTGAATGGGCACAGTTAGGAATTGCAATAGGTGCAATAGCATTAGCAGTAGGTTTTGCAATTGCAGCATTCGGAGGATTAGATGCGGTTCTACTAGGATTATTAGGTCCTTTATATTCAGTTGCAACTGCAATGTTAGCTATTGAATGGCCTATAGTTGCAGTAGTTGCAGCAATAGGATTAATAGTAGCGGCTGTATATGAATTAGGAAAAGCTTTTGGATGGTGGACTGATGTAGGTTCAATGATAGATGCAATCAGTGCAGGAATTCAAAGATTATGGAATCATTTCATAAATCATCCAGATGTGCAAGCAGCAATATCTGCAATCAGTGGTGCTTTACAATGGTTAGCAGGAGCAATCGGAAATGCTATTGATGCAGTACTCGAATTCTTTGGAGTAAGCTCAGGTAACAAATGGGATATCGTATTAGATATCATGAATGCAATAGGTTTCCTATGGGACATGATGAAAGGAAAAATCATGATCATCATAGGTATTGTTCAATGGGTTATTGGTGCATTCGGTAACTTGGTAAGTACTTTATCAGCTGCAGGAGCAGTTATCAGTGAAGTATTCGCTCCAGTATGGGATGGTCTTGTCGAAATATTCAGTACAATTGTAATTACAGTTATGAATCTTGTTGTTGCATTCCAAGCATTCCAAGATGGACAAATTAGTTTATCATCATTGTTGATCATGATTTGGAACGGTATCACTTCAATGTTTTCATCAATATTAAGTTCAATTATGACTATGGTTTTCAACTTTGCAAATAACCTTACAGGTGGTGCTTTAACTGCTGGAGTTAATTTCGTAAATGGAATTATCACTTGGTTAAGTCAATTGCCTGGTAGAGCTTGGGCTTTGCTTGTTCAAACTACAACAAGGGTTACTGCTGCAGGTGTTAGATGGGTATCAATTGGAAGACAGAAAGCAAATCAGTTAGTATCTGGTATTATTAATTTTGTCAGAACTTTACCTGGTAAAGTTTATTCTGCTTTAATTGGTGTTGTAGGTA